AGTTCTTGCTGAAGCATTAACCACATTGCCTCTACAAAATCTTTAGCATGTCCCCAGTCGCGTTTAGCATTTAAGTTCCCGAGATATAATATATCTTGTTCCCCAGTTGAAATGCGTGATAATCCGCGAGTGATTTTTCTTGTGACAAAAGTTTCTCCTCTTCTAGGGGATTCGTGATTGAAAAGAATTCCAGAACTTGCGTGTAGTCCATATGATTCTCTGTAATTTTTGACGATCCAGTATCCATATAATTTTGCAACTCCATAAGGTGATCGAGGATAAAAGGGTGTAGTTTCAGACTGTGGAATTTCTTGTACCAAACCATACATTTCTGATGTTGATGCTTGATAAATTCTAACTTTATGTATCATTCCAAGAAGTCGAACTGCTTCAAGAATACGAAGAGTTCCAAGGGCATCAACTTGTCCTGTGTATTCAGGCATCTCAAAAGATACCTTAACGTGACTCTGAGCACTTAGATTGTATATTTCATCTGGTTGAACTTTCTGAATAACTCCTACAAGATTGGTAGAATCAGTAAGGTCACCGTAATGGAGATGAATAGAATTGTAAATATGATCAATACGATGAGTGTTAATAAGGGATGCTCTTCGGATAATCCCATGAACTTCATAACCCTTTTCAAGTAATAGTTCAGCAAGATACGATCCATCCTGTCCTGTAATTCCAGTGATTAATGCGACTTTCATATACAAATTATCTTTCAATTATTATACTAAAAAAGAGGAGTTTATGCAACTCCTCTTTGGGTTTTACCAGGCTCGCCACCAATTCTTTTACTGGAAATTGGAAACCAGGCGGGAGAGAGTCCCATCCGCACCAATTGCTTTTGAAAAAAGCAATAAAACAATAGGGTCATATTTGACTCCACCAGTTCTTTTAAAGTCTCTCCGTGACTGAAGGGGGGGTTCCCGACCAGGGTTTTTAAAGACTCTCCATGTCTAATTCTGGATATATTTGATGCTTCAAATAGGAAACAATTAATACACCACGTCTATAATCACTTCTATTAAATGCAGAATGAACGCTAGTTTCAACAAAAGGATTTATATCTTTGTTCTTAAGAATTCGAAGTTCATTCAGAACTTGCAACCCACATTTTCCACCTTTAGGAATATCTAAACTGTAATGATACTTAACAATGCTAGTTTTTCTTTGATGAATTGGAATATGACGATTATGCATTACAATTTCATCATCAGCATCATAATGAGGATCTACTTCTGAGTGAGGTTCAAGCAGAGAAAAAACTGCAAGAACTGGTTTAACGTCAAATGACATTAATAGATTAATAGTAAAACAATTTTGAACCTCTAGGGGTAAAAGTGGTATAACCTTTCCACCAATTATTAATGGGCATACTTGCCAAAAATACCCTGTTTTGGGAGGCATTTTTAATTTTGTTAAATCATCACAGACTAAATCATAACTATGAGAATAATCAACTAGATAATCTTTTTCTACAAAATTCAAATAATCATTTTTAATTAATTTATAATTATCCAATAGTTGATTATTATCAATAACTTTAGAAAGTGGCAAAAACATTTTAATCTTTAATATAACAAGGTACAGTATCTGGATCTAACCATTTAGCATATTCAATGTCTTCCATTGCAAGAGAGCATTGCATCCCATTATCAAATAGATAAATGTCATTCCAACGTTTAGTATAATAATTTTGTTTCTGTAGACGAAAATCTGGTTTACCATTTATATCTAGAATACCCGCTTCAATAAAACGATATCCTTCACGTTCAAAAAGAACTTTACTCATCAAACTTCTGCAGTTTCAAGATCAGCGGCAACATATTCCATTAGGATTTCATAATCATCAAGAGGATCACCAGAAAAAATTATACCATAACTTTCATAGAAACGACGAACTTTTTTATAAAGTTTCGGATTTTTAACATCAAGATAAAAATCACCGTTAGCAGCGCCACGAAGAGTTTGAACGTCTTTTTTAAATTTTTGGGTCAGAGCCATTGTCTTGATTTAATTACACAAGTATTATAATGGTTGAACAGTTTTATGTCAAGTGTGCCAGATAAAAAACTGGCAAGTCGGGGTGACAGGATTTGAACCTGCGACCCTCCGCTCCCAAAGCGGATGCGCTACCAAACTGCGCTACACCCCGGCAACTAGATCAACTAGTAAAATCAATTGTACCACCAATTCCCCAATAAATTTGTGTCGGAATATCATAATCATAGTAAAGCGTATTTTTATTACCAGTTAAAAGATATGCTGGGGCAGAAATCAATTGATTCCAGGTAAAACCTCCAGTTACATCATCATACAAATCAGTTGACCAGACATCAAAAGATTTTCCACTATTGGGATATTGCCCATATACTAGTGTATTATCACTTCTCCAAGTTATATATTCTTGATTGGCCAGTGGTTCTCCTGGATACATCCCAAAATTAGCAGCCGGTGTAAATGTATACCCACCTACAGCAGTGATGCTTGATGGTGTTGTCAGTTGAACTTGTGCGTTTAGGTCACTAACTGTGATGACTCCAGTCCAATCATCCCCAGTAGTGCTATTAATAGTATAATTAACAGTTGCCATATTTAATAATGCTTAATGATTTTTGTTTTATTTATGCTGCATGAAACACGATTATCTGGGATATGCATTTGCCAATCCCCACTGAATAAACAGTATAATTGAAGAAAAAAGGAGAATAGAAGATATAAAAGTTTTATTCATCTAATTCAGAGTAATTTTGAGCCATGGTAATATAGGTGGAATTACCCCAATAAGTCTGAGTAATCCTTCAGCAAATAGTCCAAGAACAACCCACCCAACACACATACTAATGATAGAAGCATTTCGATTATGTCTACGTATTGCTATTGCAATAGACTCATCAATCATTTGCTGAACTTCATGTTTATCCATTTTGTAAGAAGTCATAATACTTGTTTCTAATCTCTACATCTACATCATCAAGACTCGTTAATGGAGGAATCCATTCTTCATTAATAAGTTTATCGGCAAATCTATAAACATTCGTATCAAGAATTATTTTTAATCTTGTAAAAGAACTTAAAATAAACGCTCTCTTCCGAAAGTGTTCGTCTTTGATTCTCATTTTTTTCCGTTAAGATATTTTTCTAATGGGTCTCTTTTTGTTTTAACTATTTCACATGCTCTAGTGTAAAACATATTATTAGTATTTCCAGACTTCTCAAAAGTCTGCTTGATCTTCACCCAGTTGTCGTAGGTGTGCTGATCCATAGAGTTTTAAGTTGAATACTACTAATTATACTAATAAGAATTTTCAGTTTGTCAACTTTGTGTTGATTTATTGATAAAAAACGGAAGGTGGGAGAGTCGAACTCCCAAGGGCTTTAACACCTCAACGCTTTTCAAGAGCGGTTCCGTCGCCAATCGGATTGACCTTCCTTATAGATAAGTAATATATCATATATTTTATATAATGTCAACTAAAATTAAAAGATTTAAGAGAAGAAAATATTTAATAAAAGCACCCAAACAAAGATGTGAGTTTGAAAAAATTTTAAGGAAATTTGGTTTTCGTGATAGATCTCCAATTCATGATACGAAACTTATATACGTTCCGGTATTGAGAGATATTCATTTGCCAAATAACGTCACATTGTCGGGATTTTATTTATTTTATCCAAATAAAAAAAGTTTTTTATATAATTCATATCTAACATATTCTAAATTCATGAAAAATAGAAGGTTAGTTAAATCTATAAAAATACTTTTAAATGAAATTTATTACGAAGAGAAAGCAAGAATTTGTGAAGTTGGATGGAAAGTTGAGCTTGGTTTAAATATAATACATTTAAATAGTAGACAGAAGGCAACAATATATATTAAAGTTTTAAAATTTGCTAAAAAAATATTAAAAAGTGGTAATGAATTCTATCAACCTAAAGAAAATGATATGCTAGTAAGTACTCCTAATGGACCAAAAGGTCTTCAAAGACTTAACAAAAGGGGGAAACTAAATGAAAGAATTGGATTTGGTAAAATAAAGGAAAGTAGAAATCAATATGGAAAATATAATGATAAATTAGACTTAATTCCCATTTAATTGTATGCTATAATATTACTATTTACGGAAATGAAAACAACAAATAAAATTATTAAAGTAAAATCACAGCAAAAAAAACAAACTATCAAGTTGCCAAAATTAAGGTTGGAATTTGAACGTTTAATTAAAAAATTAGGATACAGAGACAGATCTCCTATTCATAAAAGAAAAGAAAGAATAAGAAATCAGATTAACTATATTTGCCAAGATGGATCTGCTATGGGAATATTTTGCTTTCTTATTCCTTTCCTGACGAAAAAAAGTTATATC